TTTTTTGATTGGATTGATAATAATCCAACTCATTCCATATTAAATTTAATTCTTCTTCAGTATACAGATCCTCAATAATCATTAAAGGAAATGGATCTGGTTGAACCGTAACTTTCATTAGTGAGGATCGTAGTACCTGATTAGTGCTCCTGCAAGTGCAATGAGAACAACGACAATAATTAGTGCAGTCATGAGAATATTTTATTGTAAAGGGGGCGCTGCTTCTAAATGCAGATCTATTGTACTCCCCCTGCAAGCCACATGTCGGACTTGAACCGACGACCTACGGTTTACAAAACCGTTGCTCTATCCAGCTGAGCTAAAGTGGCGATAGGAGTGGGGGGACTTGAACCCCCACGAGATTAATTCTCAACAGATTTTAAGTCTGGTGCGTCTACCGATTCCGCCACACTCCCATCGTAAGAAGGCGGGTGGAAATGACAATACTCGTTAAAAGTAATTTTCATCTCCTTAAAAGTTAGGTTAGCATGTTTTGCTGCTTTTGGCAAGTTCCACTTTGCATGAAACAGCATTTCCATTGACTTGCGTGTTTCAGGTCGCATTTTCCTCCATAAATTGTTTTTGAAATTCCTGCACTTGACTTTGAATCTCATCAGGAACGGGAGGTACTTCATTGACGGGAACTAACATAGCAGATTTTCCGTCAGGACGTGTGACTTTCCAACAAACACGCTGCGATTCACACAAGTCTAGAATAAAATCAAAGTGGTCTTCTGCCTGTCGAAGAGTAATTCCAATAGGTCCAATCATTCTGATTCAGCGAAACAATAAGTAATTAATTCAGGGTCTGCAATACTTTGAATGTCAGCAACAGTCTCCGAGAAACCTGCCGCACCTTCCATATTCCATTTCCAGTTGACAGTTTTGTCATAACCCTCATTATCTAGGATCTTTACAGACCGCTGTGAGAAGTTGATGAAAATTTGCGCGACTTCAGTGTCTTGCATGGGGTCTCCAGTGTTACCCCTTTAGTATAGCATCAATTTAGGAAAATGGAAAGCCCCTTCACGTTGACTGCTAAGGATGCTGTAATATTGACTGCCATGGTGCTGATCACACTGAACGGACCTCCTGTCGCAGTAATTGAAACAGGACCTGCTTTACAAAGTGTGTTGTGAGCACCTGCAAGAACTAAGTTTGTATATGAAATACCATTTTGGTGTAATGCATAACCTGCTGTATTCATAACAATATGTCTTGGAATAGCATCCGCAGCGGAAAGACCAGGTTTCATGATAGTCTCCATAGAACCACCAATCTTTCTAATGATACCAGTCTTCAACTTAGGAATAGGAGAAGGTGGGAAGTTGATAAGTTCTGTTAAAGATGGAGCAATAATATCAACAGAGTTCTCTGCGGTAAGTACGATTTCACCACCAGCAATATTAGTAACCGTGCTAGACACCTCAAAGTTAGATCCAGTGATCTTAGTATTGACTGCACCACAGTTAAACTCACTTGCTTGAAGTGTAAACGCAGCGCCAGAAACGTTTACATCTACATCAGACTGGAAAGTTATGGCGTGTTTCTTAACTTTAGTATCGTTAGTTGGTTTGCCGTTAGCATCAACTTGTTTGGGAGCACCGACAGCGTTCATCATAAAGGATCCACCGACAGTGATATGACAATCACCAGTGATATCTAAATGATAATCCCCATCAATGTTTTGAACCTTAGCACCATCTACTTGTTCACAACTATCACCATGAACTTCTTCTGTTTTAGTGCCACTATACGATGAATGATCAGCAACTAACACATCATCTTTAGTGCCACTTTGCTCTGCTTTGTATGCTTTTAACTTAGATTCTAATTCATCTTCACTAATATCTGGTTTTTGTTCACGCAGTGCTTTCTTGAAAGTATATTCAGCGTATGCTTTCTGACTAACTTTTACTGATGTATGCGTAGTTCCGTTATTTTTACGTTGAATAGTTGCTGTACGACCAGGTGTGCCGATAAACAAATCATATGCACCATTCACATAGTTTTTAGCAGCAGTCAAATAAGGATCTGCATCTGCTAAAATATTATCTAAGAGTCCACCACCTGATGTATTGTCACCACAACTACCTCTATTTCTACCCCGAATCTTATTAATCCTATCCAGTTCTTCTGGTGAACAATGAGTTACACCAAATAACGGATACCAACCTACAGTATCTTTACCGCCAGTTAGTTCACGATTACATCCACTGCTTGCAAATTTAAGAAACAGTGCCATTAGACCAGTTAAACTAGTCAATCCTTTTTTGAAAAAATCTTGAGCATCGTTAAAAATCTCAGTGCCCTTTTCCCATGTTTCAATTACTTCCTGTGCTTGTTCTACACCAGCAACGATGGTCTTTACAGTATCAACAACTGTCAATGCTGTTTGAAGAAGACTCTGAACTTGACAGATAATCTGATCGATAACTTCCTGCACACTGTTCTTGATCATTGTTGCTTGATCAATAAGTCCTTCGAGGAACTGTTCAACAAAACCAATGAGAGCACCAACAGGATCAGCAATCATCGACATTAACTGGGAGTCAACAACACAAAGTTGACTTAGAATTGTCTGCACTGCTGTTTGAATGGCAGTAAATGTGACAAAGGGTACACCAGTTGCACCACCTAACAATGATACAAGTTCTAATGATTCTGCAAGGTTTGCCAGTGATTGTCTGACAGCAGCAACAACTTGAGTAAATACTGCACTTAAGAAGTTTTGCACCTTAGATGTCAATACACCTGCGGTTATAATCTTACCTTCAACGATATCAAGGAAATCGCCATCTTCATTTTTGACAAGAGTTCCTGCTGTATCAGCAATATCTTCAATTAAATATCCAAGTTTATATTCTAAAACTTTCCAAGGACCACCAACACCGTTGGCAGCAGGAATAGGTTTCTCAGGATCTCTAGGTTTAGAAGTATTGGTAGAACTACCAGAGACACCAGGCGAAGTTGCAACACTCTTAGGAGAACCTGGTCCACCTGCATCAGCTCTCTGAGAACCAGGAAGAGCAACAGCATTATTATCACTTTGTCTTAAGAAACCTTCTTCCTTAGTTCCTGCCATAGTGGAATTAGGTTGAGATGGATGTAACGCAGATGCGTTAACACTCAAACCAGGTTCCATTGCTTCACCAGTAAAAGCAAACTGTTGCTTTATCTTAGTATCATTTGATTTTTGAACACGGAGAACTCCGATGACAATAGGCATCTGTGCCTGTTCACCGTCCATGAAAAATCCCATGACGATTGCGCCAGGTTGGAGTTGTCCCGAACTTTCACCTTGACCATCATTACCTGCTTGAGAAGTATGCTGCAAACATGTTGCCCAAGGCAGATTTTCTGTAGGAAGGGATGTTGTAGTACCTCCTCGTACATTTGTATAATAACCCAAGACTCGAACTTTCACACGTCCGAGTTCCATTGGATCTTCATTATCCTCTACTTCACCAACCCACCAAAAGAAACCATCCTTTCCGACGAAATTGATTGTAGGTTCATTTACAATACCATCAATGGTTTGCATATTCTTAGAAATTCTACAAGATTATTTAGACAGGTATCCGTTCTCCTTTAACCATTCACCTGTCATAGGAGTTGGTTCATAGATTTCCCACATCTTACCAGTGGCACATGCTTCGAGTGCTGCTTGAGTCATACCTTCAGTTCTACCTGCCCATCCTGCTTCTGCTTCCCAAGGAACAGCACTCTCAGGATATGTACGCTCTGCCATGACACGCCAGATCATAGGCACTTCTTCTTCGGGTTTGATGATAGCAATCATATTATTATTGATGGTGCCCGCCATACAGTCTTGTGCAGCGTGCCAACCTTCATGCCTCATGAGTTGCATCAGGACAGCAGGATCATCCATATATCTACGATTGAGGTAGAAATTATTGCTGACAGTATGGTAGACACCACGGTGCATCATGGGAAAATACTTCTGATCAGCAAGATATACTTTGACACCAATCTGATTAAGTGTCATCAACATAGCGTTAAACTCTTGTGATGCAAATGTATATCTCTCAGGGTTTTCATATTGACTAGAGATATCTAACAAAGAGAATACCTCTTCCACATTGTCTGTGCATTCTTGAAGTAGCATACAACCCATGGCATCCATGCTGTTGTATCCTTTAGTGATCTTATCATCTGCTCTGCTTTGGGCGGAAAGGGCAGGCAGGGCAACCGCTGCCGCAGCAACCATGGCGATCATTTTTTTCATTTTTCATCTCCTTCAAGATAATCAAGAACAATGTTGTGTAGTTCCCAATATCGCAAATACCAATCAGGTATCAAACCATAATGGGGAAGTGTATAGTAATCAGAATAGTTATCATATAAGAGATCAAAAATCTCTTCCTTAGTTGGTTTTGCCATATGCAGAAGTGACAAATGGGAGAAGAGGGGATCGAACCCCCGACCGACTCGGTGTAAACGAGTAGCTCTACCGCTGAGCTATTCTCCCCAGCGAATGAATTTATATAATGCGTTACTTCCCCATATCATATCACCTTTCTCATCATAACCTTGATCTTTACTATGTAGTTTCTCGCCATAAAGACTAATCTCAGAAACAACACGATATCCCATGGCACCAGTGCATTTATCACCGACTAAGTGTCCGTGCCATGCAGTGCCATCGAATGTAAACATCATATCACAATTTTCTGATCTTGTCCAATCTAAATTGTAATTTTTAAAAATTATTTTATTATCTGATATCACATCAGTTTTATGGTACCTTTCTCTGTAGGGATTATCAGGTCCTTGTGATCGATAATAATTCTTTGAATGATAACCACCCTCAACTTTACTCCATATGATTTCTATACTGGAATAATGATGTGGAGCGGATTGTGCTTGATGCCTATTTGTCCAATGTCCTAAGAGATAATCATCAATCTGTATAGACATACCAACCAGTTGCTATGTATTTAATCTTTGTGTATGGAGGATTACCTCTATGAGTATGTGTAAATGATGCAGGAAAGATTACGATGTCTCCTTTTCTTGGTTTATATCTAAACTTTTGAAATAGGAATTCTGTTTCTCCTTCACCGTCAGGCATATCATTTAAGTAGATAGTCCATACCAGTTCTCTCTTTGTGTTTTGCACTGAGTTTCTTTCACAATGCCAAACATGATAACCTTGACAAGGTAATGTTTTTTGTAATTTAATCTCTTTGTTAGCTAAACATGCACCATGTAAAGCACCCCATTTATTTGCATATTCTTCTGCGACAGGTGCTAGATAATTATCAAGTTCGGTGAAAAGATCCCCTTCAAGGAGAAACGTACTTGAATCATCCCTTAGTGCATTGTCATTACCTTCGTTCTTAATAAGTTCTTGCGACTCAATATATTTTATTGTTTTATCACATAATTCATAAGGGACTTCTTTTTCCCATATACCAATAAAATTATTAATCGTCATACACAAGACATTCGGGTTCAGAGGGGTTCTGATCGCAATACAACTCTAGATACGTTGGATCGTGATGATCTCCTGCTTCAATTTCTTTTTTGTGATGATCTACATACTCTTCCAATTCATGCAACTCACTCTCAACGTGACGACGCATCTGTGGATTAGTAGTTGGATCTTGAAGGATTTCTTTGTCCTTCGCAATATGTGCTTCGATGGATTCCATATTTGTATACTAATGATACGGTACTATTTATCAAAGCTCCTCTGAACCTTGACAGTGTTATTCTACACAGTTTTAGGGGTGTTGTCAACTATGATTATTTTTAATATCAGAGTCCTTCATCAAAGCAAGTTCTGTTTGAAAGTTTAGACCAACTGCTTTATGTGCTACAGCAGCAATCAACCACCGCCCGCTATACTTAGCATCTCTCTTCGGTGTATCACCATCCTTATAAGTTGTCGGTATATTGATTTCCACCCCGCCGCCAGCGTACAGATCTAAATTACCAGGCACAACAATTGTCATCTGACATTGCTTCAAAGACTCCATACGCATCCACTGATATGCCTGCAATTCAACTAATTGCTCATAGTTTCTTTGCGGATTATTTTTGAACTTAGGATCAAAAATTTGGTTAGGGAGCATAGTATATCTAACTCTCTTTGGAAAGTTGACATAACTTTGAGCAGTTGAATCCATCTTTTTCTGAGGATTGACTGAGTTACCACCATTCAAATGAGACATTCTTTTCCAAATGTCAGACATTGTATATCGATAAGCATCAGCAGATAAGTCTGTGCTCAATCCCATTCTAGATCTAGTGATAAACGTAGGATCAAAACCAACACTAAATCCAGACCAAGCACCATGTCTTAGTCCCATCAAGAAGTTTTTCTCTTCAGGAAATGCAATACGGTCAATATTAAATTGATCGGATTCTTGATTACCCATTCTCTTGGGTGTATAATTGTAAGTGTATAATCTTAGTTTTCCTGATGTATTATTAGTCTCGGTTTCGTCTTGATCTACTACTTGTTCAATTAAAGAATCTAATGACTTATAATTAAACCCAAGTGCATTTTCAAAAAATGCAAATCCATTCTGCAACGTACCTTTTCTACTAGATTTGCGAATACTTCTCTGACATAACCAATAGATTAAATC